CTTGGACCGGGTCAATACGTCGATGGTGAAGCCTATGACCCTAACCTCAACTTTGAGGAACTTACGAGTACTTTCAAGACTGACCCTCTGAAGCTCAAGTTTTATGTTTTTGACTTCTTTGATCTCAGAGCTGAAGCCCGTGCTAGAGATCAGATGACCTTCGAGCAACGCTGGGAGTACGTGAAAGATTCTATCTACAATCCTCATTACGAATATGTTGATACCTTCAGTGTCAAGAAACACAAGGATATGGAAGGCTATCACAAGATGTTCATACAACAAGGATATGAGGGTACCATGATCCGTGACCGCTTCAGTGTTTACGAAGTGGGTCAGCGAAGCAACTATCTCCTCAAGTACAAGGATTTTCAAACAGAGGAATATGAAATCACTGGTGCCAAAACTGGTCATGGTAGAGATGCAGATGCAGTTGTTTGGGTATGCAAAACTGAGAATGATAATCAGTTTACAGTGAGACCAGAGGGAACAATTGTTCANAGAGAGGAACATTACAGGAACTACAAGAAGTACATTGGAAAAATGCTCACCGTTAGGTTTCAAAACTTGACAGCTCTCGGTGTCCCGCGATTTCCCGTAGGTGTGACTATCCGCGATTATGAATAGTTAAAGAATAGCATTTATGTAATAAATAGTATGAGTAATATAGTTATTGCCGGGCGTGGAACTACTGGTTGGTTAACCGCTTTACTCATACAGAAGCAATTTCCAAATTATAATATTACCGTGGTTTATGATGACAAAATACCTATTATAGGTGTAGGTGAAAGTACGACACCTAGTTTTTTAGACTTTATAGAGACATATCTTGATATTCCAACCAGTGACATTATAAAAGAATGTGAGGGTACTTTAAAATTGGGTATAAAATTTAAAAATTGGAAAGGTGATGGAAGTCACTATTATCATAGCTTTACAGGGAATCCGGTAGATTATTTCTGTAGTGCGTTATCAAAGGGAATGCACTTAGATGAAATAGATCTTGCGGCTCAACTATGTGAATTGAATAAAGTTCCAAAGCAAGTGGATGGCGTAGAGTATAGTGGTAGAGATGATAAATATGAACGTACTTGTATGGCGTTACACTTCAATGCTAAGTTACTAGCAGAATACCTCGAAAAAANTGGAAAAGAAAGGGGAATTAATACAGTAATTGGAAATATAGAAGACTCAGTACTTGATGATGATGGGTATGTTGTTGAAATTGTTTTAGATACAAAAGAACGAATTGATACAGAATTCATATTTGACTGTACGGGCTTTAGTAGAGTTTTTGTTGATAAAGTTTACAAATCACCTATGGATTATTTTGAACATTTACCTGTTAAGAGAGCTATGCCATTTTTCTTAGATAAGACGGGTCCCACTCCATCTTATACAGAAGCTATAGCTATGAAATATGGTTGGATGTGGAAGATACCCGTAGGTGATAGATATGGGTGTGGATATGCATTCGATTCTGATTTGACGACAGATGAAGATGTATACAAAGAAATATGCGAAGAAACTGGTCAAAAGCCAGATATTCGCAAAAAGATTGACTTTAAAGCTGGATATCACACAAAACCAATGAATAAAAATACATTGGCACTTGGTTTAGCTCACGGGTTTTTAGAACCACTGGAGGCTACATCTATATTGATAACAATAGATATGTTACATATTTTCAAACAGACTATACCCGTGGAAAATTGCAGAATTGTACGTAAGAACCGAGATAGTTACACAAAAGACTATAACAAGTTAGTACAAAAAATAGTAACTAATTGCACAGACTTTGTGTATTTACACTATTTAACTCCCCGTAATGATACCGAATTCTGGAGAAGATTTCAGGAAAAGACTCCTCGAAAAAGTCTTACTAAGATTTTGAATCTTGTAAATGAGTACGATGCTTCTAAACCCAATGATTTACAACTTCTTCATCCATTTGAGAGAAAATCTTATATACAATGTTTATCGGGTGTTGACATGCTTAATAAAGATATGATCAAAAGAAACGCGTGTGAATATACATATTCGCAAGTATGCCAACTGAAAGAAAAAATCAAATATGTATCCAAAAGATCAATGGATCACTGTGAAATACTCGAAAATATGAGAGACCCAAGCGAGCCCAACACGTGGTTTCGCGCCAATAAATAATTTTATATAGAAAAAGTAGGCGAGTGACGCCTCTGCATTACGATGAAGCACTTAACCAAAAATCCAGAGATAATTGTCTCGTGTAAGTAGATTCCCCTCTCATTTCATTTACACTATTGTGTAAATCTACAGTCCATCCAAATAAGTCGTTAAAGTCTGGTGGATTATCAATCATAAATTGTTTATAATGAACCATACAATCTTTACAGCCAAGTGTACAACACAAACCACTGTAAAAATTGGTATATTCTTCTTCACTATCTACACTTTTTTCGTAATTGAGTGCGGAAAGGTGTATAACCGCCCACATATGAGAATAGTATTTAATACGTAGAGGGTTCATCTTTCTTATTTACATGTATACTTTTTAAGCAAATAAATATAGGTGATACTAATAAATGAATATTAAAATTGCCATAGATGTAGATGAAGTACTTGTACCCTTATTGAAACCTATGGCAAAATATAAAAAGATAGCTTTACCTAAAAAACCAAAATACAATTACCTTTATAGAGAAGTTTTCAATTGCACAGAAGAACGTTCACAAGAAATTCTCCACGAGTTCTATTTTTCTGACGAGTTTCGTAACTTAGAACCTATAGAGGGATCACAAGAAGCTATGAAAAAACTACGTGTATGTTTTGATAAAATGTATATACTGACCGGAAGACAGGAAATTGTTAGAGGGTCTACCGAACTTTGGATTGAACAGTTTTACCCGGGTTTATTTGATGACGTCATTCTCACTAATAGTTTCACAGAGAATGAAGTCAAAAAAGTCGATGTGTGTAGAGCCTTGGGAATTGGTTGCCTTATTGATGATAGCATAGGAACATGTAACGAGTGTATTGAAAATGGTTTGGGTGCTTTGAACTTTGTGGGAGAAGAAATGTACCCATGGTGTGAAGAAAGTCCTATCAGCATTCACGGTTGGGAGAGTTATAATATTCAAGGTAGAGAATAATACGATCTTCGTCAGATCCATTCTCTGCCCAATGTGGAAATCTTGAACTCATGATTATATGTTTACCATCTTCTTCTTTTATATCTCCTAATTTAGAATGGTGCAAGTAACAACCATCCGGACACTTTAATCCTAAATGATACGTAAACTTATAATCATCTCCAACGTGATCTATATGTTCTTCCAGTTTTACACCACCTTTCATGAGAGCAAACCCAGCTATACGAACACCTGGTATTTTTGAAAGTAGTTTATATGTCTCTGGACATTTTAAACAATTACCCAATACTATCTTACTTTCCCATATAATAGGCCAACTGATCCACTCCTCTTGTAAATGTGTTTGTCCACCTTTTAGCCAACCGCATTTACCAGAATGATAATCTGAAACAATTTGACGTAGAACGTCTGAACCTTCCCATTCACCTGTAGGTCTGGGTTTATCACTTATAAAGACATTCATTGGTAAATCATCCAACTCTTCTCGTATAGTCTTCCAGTGATTTTTCAGTTCTTTGAGATGCATTTAGATTGTAAGAGAATCTTTTTTTACTCGAAAATCGCTTCTACTGTTTATATCTATTAAATATACGGGTACGTAGTATTTCATTCTCATATTCAAGATCATTCTTCTCTTCGCGTAATTTTTCAACGAGACTATTTGTAGCAACATTAATTAACTGCCCACCACGAAGTCTTTCATTTTCTTCTTGAGTCTTTACCAACTCGTCATCTAATTCTTCAATTTTCTCTATCACTTCATATATTAACTGTCTATCAATGTGTTGAAACTTTGAAATTATNTGCTTAACCTTTTTCAAACGTTGAAGATCTTCGTCATCTTCTTCAACGTTTGGACGTATACAACATGACATACTTTACATTATAATTTATTTTATTCCTTATATTATATGAACAATCACTTCTATGCTATTTTACTTTCAGTAGTAGCAGGGTATTTATACTACGATATGATGGAATCGTCTATACCCACAGAATCAAATTGTAGTTTTTCAGCTTCACCCATGACAGACTATCTTGCATTTGCATGGGGTCTTATGATTATGTACTATGGTATCAGAAAGTATGATAATCNTATTTTGACATTTTTAGGTTGTTCGGTAATTACTGAACATATTTTCCAATTAAAGAGAAAGATATAATGTTGGCACTTTTTTGTAAACCGGTTATTGTAATTGAACCCACTAAAATGAAACCTATTATGACTCCACAAGATTGTAGAATTGTTCAGGTAAAAGAAATAAAAGACAATGCATTCGCAGCTGAATTTTTAGAACCACTTGATTGGATACAGGCACCACCTATCGTCATCCCCGAAAAAATGGATTTGATAGATTAATTAGTTTACCATCTTTTTTGGTTTTCATGTAAATAACTTCGTCACATTCACCACCTTTCATAATAAGATTGGGTTCACCACATTCAGTCCCGGGCATCTTATGTCTATCACATGCAAGTTTTGTCCTTTCTGTGATATTCATATTCTGACTTAATCCGATGAACGATCTATCAACTCGCCCCTCCTTATCACAAGCATCTATCATACATTTCCATGAGTAGGGACCAAATGCCCATTCATTAGGGGAATCAGTGGGTGGTGGTGGAGCATCCAAACTCATAGCCTTTCTTCGTCCACCTATACTTCGTTTTATGTATACAACGGGTTGGAATAGAAGCTGTGTTACACTCAACATTGTATTATATTCGATAGTTTATTTTAAGTTAGTTAAAAATATACATCTTTTATTTATAAATGGATGTTCGTAAAAACCCCATAAATGGCATCAAGGAGGTAAAACCTGGTTCCTGTGTGTACGTAATGGATGATATCATATCAGACGAACTTTGTGATACTCTTAAAATTGTGATAGATAAAACAAAACTTGAGAAAGAAGAATATACCGAAACCAATAATGTTCTATGTGAATCTATATCATTACTATCTATAGAAAATAAGAAGTTTGCAAAAATATTAGATGATGAATTACATCAATGTATAAATGACGCAGGTAAACGATTATTACACTTTAATAAAGATATTCACCATATAGCTGGTGATGATGGATATGCAATTAGAAAAATAAAAGGAGCGACACGATTACACACAGATAGCGTGTTCCAGAATGCAATCGAAAACATACCAAAAAACTCTCATCTAGTTGTGAGGAAATTAAGTCTAATTATAGCACTTAACAGTGATTACGAAGGTGGAGAATTTTATTTCCCAAGTCAAGGTATTGATAAAATCAAACTAAAAAAAGGGCAAGCTATATTCTTTCCACCATATTGGACACATCCCCATGGTACAAGAGAATTGAATGGAACATTTAGATACACGATAAATACATGGCTTACTGAATATTGAATTACTTTTACAAAATGGAAAATGTCAAATTGTAAAAGTAATGGAAATGTGCACCAAAGGAGGTTTGAACTCCTGACCTCGAGCTTACTAAACGCGCGCTCTACCACTGAGCTATTGGTGCTTTGTGTCTCCTCCGACCGGGTTTGAACCGATGACCTACAGGTTAACAGCCTGTCGCTCTACCAACTGAGCTACAGAGGAATGGGTCCTCTCTACCTGATTCGAACAGGTGACCCTTGGAACTACAGTCCACTGCTCTACCAACTGAGCTAAGAGAGGAAAAGATTTATATGCTTGTTCATGGAGCCTCTTAAGGTGAACAGTCTTATAAGTCTCCTACATATAAATCAAGCTCCCACCAAGATTCGAACTTGGGGTGGTGGATTCAAAGTCCACAGTGTTGACCAACTACACCATAGGAGCCGGAGCCTCGGCTACTATATCAGTAATTTGATTCTTTTCTTTAACCTCGTATATATATTTAAAGTAGTACATTAGGAAGCAGAAAATACTGGCAGCAACATTTGTAATGGTCATAGGTACGACATTATAGTGGAATGAGTATACCAGGGACAGAACACTGGCAGCCAAGTTCAAATGTAGAAAGTGGTAATTTATAGCTTTTGCATCTTTATGTTTGTACACGTGCTTAATTTCAGGTACGAACATAACAACGATGAAAGCGGATCCTATCAGACCGCATACATCTATAGCGTTCATCTTACTCATAAGTATTTTCTAATGTTTAAGCTTATACAATAGAAGGTAATACGTTGACAGTAGCAGATGATTCATAAGCGTGTTTAAAATAGTACATTAACAACGCAAATATTCCCATAGCTGATTGATTAATTATCATGGGAGTAACGTTATAAGTTATTCCATACACCAAAGCTAGTACACTTGAAATAACATTTAAATGTAAGAAGGAATAGTTAATAGCTTTAGCATCTTTATGTTTATAGACATGATAAATCTCTGGTATAAACATAACGACTATAATTACAGAACTCACAATCCCACATAAATCTATGATGTTCATCTTACTCATAAGTATTTTCTCATGTTTAAGTAAGATGTCATCAATTTTAATTGTGATACTGATTATAGCATTTTTGCTTTTCTACAGAAAACGTAGAGTTGAAACTTATGATTATAAATGTTTCCTTTTAACATTAAAATCTGAAGAAAAACGGAAAAATCATTTCATGAAGTATCATAATCAGGAAATACCAATTGAAATCATATATGGTTCGGACACACGAATTGTTAAGAATGCTAAAAAATATGAAAATAAGATTGATGGTGAGTACTACGAAAAAGCTTTGGAAATGCACTATGACAAATCTGTAACACGTCCAGACATAACTTACTTTAACTTAGGAGCAATTGGATGCTTCATGGGACATATGGATTTCTACAAGAGATGTTTTCAACAGGGATTGAAATATGCAGTCATCTTTGAAGATAATGTGGTTATTAAGTCTCATGAACTTTACAAAGAAATACAAAATATAATAGATGATAGAGGAGATGATTTTGAAATGTGCTTCTTTCACTGTTTATCACGTCTTCCTGACAAACAAGATGGAAAGTTAGAAAAGGTTAAATGGATTTCGAGTACCAAATGTTACCTCATTAATGTTGAAAACATGAAAAAATATGTAAAGTATTTCATTCCTATGGATAACCATATAGACATGAAGCATGAGGATTTAATATCACAAGGTGCCAGAATATATTATAAAGATCTTAGACACTACATGATGATTGATCGAAGTCATAATAGTACAATTGGACATTGTAATCATGGACGTCCAGACTTTATATCCAGAACAAATCCTTCCGCTACAACCAAAGACATCAAGTATGGGTACTGATGTACACAGGTCTTTCAGTCTTTATTATAGAGAGTCCCAAATTAAGAACAGTTTTAGCTAACCGCGACTTTACATAGACAGTGGTGTAATCAATATACTTACTCGAGTTGGAACGATGACTATCAAGGACCTTCTTCATAGAGAGAACCCTCCCAAGTGAAACCTTTCTACATTCTGTAACATCCATAACAAATCTAACAGGTTTTTTATATGACCAAGCGTGTTTAAACATACAATCCAAATCATGGGGTGTTGTAGTGTCCCTTATCTTAATCGCATATTCCATACACATTTTTATAAATACAAACAATATATTTATAAAAGTGTGATCCAAACGGGGCTTGAACCCGTGACCTTGGCGTGCCTCGTGTGAGTTTTACCTCACTATGTATACCTTACTATAAGCACCACGCTCTAACCAACTGAGCTATTGGATCAAAACTCGTAAACCGTAACAGTAAAACGCCCCTTTTGTTCTATTCTCGGTTCTAAGAAGAGTTCTCGTAACTTGTTCTTTCCTCGGTCTGTACCTTTAAGTAATTTCATCTGTTTATCAATAAGGGCTTCTGATCTAAAATATTGTTTTTCCACTGTATAATTTTCAACGCCATCTTCTGTTATCACAATGACATTGTTTGGTGGTGTTATTTGAGCCCCTATAAACTTAGGATCTTTGTACATGGCTCTAAACATTATACTATGTTGAGAAAATCCTCAAAATAGACAGAATTTGACGCACCTTTTATAAAATTACGCTCCTCTTGAGCATGTTTAAATGCTTGAATTGCCATTTCATGGGAAATAATTACATCATAAACACATGGTTCAACGTCACGAATTGAAAATCCCGGTGATATGATCTTTACATCTGCCTCAACTTCTTCCAAATAGCTAAGTATATCTGTATAATCACAATTCTCTGATACAACTACAGTTGCGTAACCATTTATTTCATAGTTATTCCTAATCTGATGCATTTTAATTTTATTGGTTGTATCGGGTGTAACTATATCGGTAACTTTAGAATAACGTGCATATGTAGCTTGTGTAGCCAGTCCAGTTACACAGCGACCCGGAGCTTCAATAAACACAATTGAATTAGTTGTAGTGGCTTCCGTGTATGCATAGTCAATATATTTTGCAAACTCCTGGACAGCTGTTTGAAATCCTATAGATTCAATACCTGGGATGTCATTGAAAATCGTTTTAGCAATACCAATAATATTTGTTTCAATTCGGTCATCCATAGCAAGCTCTCTTGCACTTTTCATAGACTCATTTCCGCATATACAGTAAAGTCTGTCAAGATCATTAATATTATCAATTGCTTTTTCTATATCAACTTTGTCGCATGAGACTCTTAAAACAGATCCCGCACCTTCATCAATCTTGTCGCGAGAGGACAAGTCTAATCGTAAGTTGTTATTAACACCACGAAAACCCTCGTATATACCGAACATACGGTTATTTTGAGCATTTTCAAGGCGAGTAAGTGTATGGATAATATTATTGACACCTGGACACACACCACCAGCTGTGAGGATACCAACGTTCATTTTATTTAATAATGTATGATATTTTTAAGTCGAATTACACACTCTCCATTCTATGAAGGTCGTCATCTCTACTGCTTCTTTTTGTTTTTACACCCGAAAGGGCACCTAACCATCTCCTAACAGCACGTGTAGACCCGGTAACAGACGCTGCATCATCACTCACAACAATCGAGAGTCCGTTACATACATCTGGCTTGTTGACTTTATCCGGAAATTGAACCAGAAAGGCTTTTATAGAACACGCTGGAATATCCGGAGATTCATCCAAAAGCCGATCATACTCTTTTTTGCATTTCATTATAAATTCAACTACATCACCCCTGTGTTTTACATCAAGAGATAACTCCATATCTATGGTCCTATAAAACTTAGACCACTGTACACACATTGCTGAATGTGCTTCCGATAAAGACAGACTTTGACTAAACTTAGAAATACTCGTCAAAATTCCACCCAAAACATTCAAAAAAGCAAAGAAATACTGTACTATCATAATCTTGTTTTTAGTATCTGTAGATACATCAGAATTACCACTCGGATTTAAAACGGCAAAACCACCCACACCAGTAATTGATGCAATTATAATTGATGGATATGCTAACCAGTCATTCTGTGATTTATATAAAAGTCGTGAGTGATTATGAAGCCATCTGTAACCCGCACTTTTTTCTCCCCACTTCGTTAAAAGGTGTACTTGTTTATCACACCATGCACAACTATCATCTTCAGTCATGTATAACTTGAGATATGTTAATATTTAAATATCATCCGTAAAAGATGAGAGTCCAGACTTAAACTTTGTATACACTTCCGTATACAGATTATCTGGTATAGTATTAGATGTAGATTTAACTGTAACATCCTGAATACTCCTATCCCTCATTCCATCTCTATAGTTAGTTTCATCGTCCCATACATTCAGAATACTACGGGTAACGTAGTTAGTCACTATAACATTACTAATTTCCATGTCACCACGGGGGTCGTCCTCCGACGCCACTAAACCATTTCCTATACTTGGATCTATAATAATCTTTTCCACTGAGAGTGAATTAGTATTTACAGAAGCGTAATGAGTTATGTCATTTGAAACATGTATGATCACACCCATTTAATAACTATCAAGATATTTTTTTTGCTGAATCTCTGGCAAGTTTATCTGCCTCTTCGTTGAGAAGATTTCCATTGTGAGCCTTTACCCATTTCCATTGAACATCTTTCAGTTGATTACGAAGTGTATCAATTTCAATCCAAAGATCCTTATTTTTTACATCACTCCCTGATGAAGTTCTCCAACCATTCTTTTTCCATTTGTGGATCCACTGAGTAATCCCCTGCTTCACATAGTTACTATCTGTATAAATACAGACCTCTTGAATATCTCTCTTCACACACTCCTCAAGAGCTCTCAAAATCCCGGTCATCTCCATCCGATTGTTTGTTGTATTAGGCTGTCCACCGCATAACTTATAAATATCACTGACCACACCCCAACCACCAGGTCCAGGATTTCCCAAACTGCTCCCGTCAGTGTAAACATCGTGGTACATACTTCGATATTGATTTATTTTTCTAAGTCCATTGTAAAATGAAAGCTATTGTACCCATTTTAATGTTGTTATGTCTTTTATGTCTTTGTGTATCTTCTGTAAGAGCAGCTGGTAGCATTCCCACAACACCCATTGCTTCTATGACCAGTAGTTTTACTCTAATGACCACGTTGTTGGGTATTATGTTTTGATGGATACTCCAAAGCCTTCTTCGGTGTTTTACATATAGTATCACCACAATGATCCCTATTCTGATACACAGAGTTAATAGATGTAGCTAACTCGTTACATGATTTTAGAGACCATCTCCCCAATTTTGGTTTTTCAGTCTTCAATAAACTTTCCAAGAGTTTCTTGAAGATCATAATAAATAATAACAGATTATTTTTAAGTGTTACTATCAGATGATAAGTGTCCAGGCTGTTCATACACCTATGATCAGACCTCGTAAGAAGAAACTTAAACTTACACGTAGTGTCATCAACGATTTAAAAGAAATAAGTAAACTATCTTATTTAAATCGATGGGAGTATGCAGGTAAGGTGGAACGTGATAATTTTACATTCAGTAAACCGGAATATGTAACATCTAAATGTCGTAATTGTGTAAAATCTAAAGAGATTGAACGAATATGGTACTCTGAGATAGGATTCCATACACACCCGGGATTAGGAAAGACGAATGACATTGTAACCGAAAATACACCAATCTATACAACTCTCCCAAGTTCTCAAGATTTTGAAGCCTATATAAAGGGGTTTCCTGAGATGCAATGTAATATCCTTTGTGATGCACATGGTTACTATATTATTGATATTATCAAATCAGACGACTATAATACACTTCCATTACCATCCGCTGTTGATAACTACATGTCACGAGTGCGCTCTAAACCTTTTATGCGTATATGTGTATTTTCTGATGAAGGACTTGAATACTTCAACACAACGCTAAAAAATTGGAAAACACAAATTAATTCAGAAATACATACAGATTTAATGCATCAATTTGGTATTTCTATGAGATACTACGGATACAATGATGAACCGCCGGTCATAACTATTCGGGTGGTTTAATAGTATCTTTATCAGACCTGAAAAACTTATTAAATGGACAGTTTTCGCACCGCCTATGTCGAATTGCACAATTAAGTGCATCCGGGTTTTTCATACACGTCTTCTTTGCATTTTCTTTAGCTTTCCAATATTTAGCCTTGGTTCTTTGAGCATATGTACGCCTTCCAACAAAGCAATAGGGTTGAAGGATCATATTATCATAACGTATTTCGTTTTTAAATAACATTTTTTTCATGTTATTTAAAAATGAAGATCTAATTAATTATTTTTAATAGCAAATACAAAATTGATTTGTATGCTTAGTTAGAGAAGGCAAGACCACCCATACCGGACTGGATGCGGAGGACGTTGTAGTTAACCGCGAACATGTGCATGGTGGTGGAGGCGATACCGGAGGGGATGGTGACAGCAACCTGCGCGTTATCAATGCGCGAGAAGTTGCAAGTGCCGGTAGGCTGGTGCTCCTCGGGCTTGAGCGCGAAAGAGTACGAGTACACACCGGGGTAGGGGCAACCAGAGTGATGGTTGTACGCTTGGACCTGGTTGAAGTACTTACCCTTCTGAGCCTTGAACCTGTCCTGACCGTTGAGGACAAGCTTGAAGTCGGTGAGGGGACCGGACCACTCCTCACTGAACCTGTCAGCGGAACCGCCCTCACCGCAGGCAAGGAGGGGAACGCCGGTACCCTGGGAGATGGGCACGTAGCAGTTACCGGAAGCCTCAACCTGGGCATCAGACTCAAGGACAATGTCGGAAGCACCGGGGTACTTGGTGAAGTTCCAAAGAGAGGTGGCAGCGTTCGCGGTCGCGGGGTCGTTGAAACACCACACGAGCTCCTTGACTGGGTGGTTGAAAGAGAGGCGCTTGTTGGAGGTGGTACCCGCGGTGACAGTGTCCGAACCAGTGTGCTGGACCTGCTCAATGAGGTACTCGTGACCCTTCTGCGCAAATCGCCTACGCTCCTCAGTGTCGAGGTACACGTAGTTAGCCCACACCTTGAAGGTGGCAGCGCAATAGTCACCGAAGTCGGTAGTTAAATCGAAATCGATGCGCACTTCGTGGTACTGCAGAGCAATTAGTGGGAGGAAAAGTCCGGGATTGCGGTTAAAGAAGAAAACAAGGGGCAAATAGACAGTCTTGCCAGTGGTGGCAGTAGTCATCTTACCCCAGGTAGCCTTCTTGGACTCATCGAGGTAGAGCTCGGAGTAAAGCCTCCACCAACGCTGGTAGGTCTTGTCAATTCTTTG